GGATCGACGATCAAAGAGGCTGCGGGCGTCTGGACATGGATCTGCATGCTGAAATTCTCCCCCGGCCCGGTCAATTCGACGGCGCGGGTAGTTCGATCTGTTCCTCGAACTCCCATTGCCGCATGAAGGTATAAAACAGCAGCCGGATGGGCTTGCCGTGCAGGAACGTCACGCTGGCCACGATCACCGGGGCATACCTTCCTTCGCCATGGGCATAAAGGTCGTAATGCCGCGCCCGGTACAGTTCTGGCTTGGTATCCAGTGCCGCCTTTTGCTCTGCGCTGTAGGGCACGGGCAGGCCGTAGTAGGCGGCCACACGGTCAAGCTGGTTGCTGCCATCAACCACCGCGAACAGCAATTCCTGCTCGTCGTCGTCATACCATGCCCGCCCAAGCCAGAACTTCACGGCTGGGCACAGGTCGAATCCGGCGTAGGCCGGCCCGCCTGCCATATTGGCCACCATGCGCCGAACGAAGTCGCTGGACTCGTAATGCTTGATGCGCACGGTGTTTCCGCTTTCGTCGATCTCGTTGCCGCGCCACTGCATCACAGGCTCAAGCGTGCGGATGAACTCGTAGCTCATCGCCGCGCCGTCTGCTCGGTCGCTGTAAATGACTTCCGCCTTGACATCGAAATCCCGCGCTCGCATCTGGGCACCGGGTATTTCCGCGCCGCCGGTTGGCTTGGAATAGACGGCGCCAGCCTCCCAGCATTTTCCGCCGTTGTGGTACGAAGCCCCATACATCCACACATCCCAGCTACCGAAAGGCTTGGGGTAGGTGTAGAGCTTGAAGATAGCTGGTTTGCCGTCGATGAATTTGACGCCTGCCGGGACGATGGGCCTGCCGCCTGCGTTCCAGAATGAATAGCAGTCTGGCGCTGCTTCAACCTCTGCCATCAGGGCATCGGTCGCCGGAACAGGTAGTCCGTAGTAGGCCGCAACCATTCTGATCTGGTCGGCTGAATCCATGGCGAAATACAGATCGAAGTTGCTGCGCTCGGTTTTCTCAGTTGCTGCAAAGCAGATCCACAGCGAGACATCCGGGCACAGATCAAGGCCGGTGAGTGGCATTCCTTCATCACCAGAAAAGTACGCCTTGAATTCAGACGTGAAGAAGTACCCCTTCCCATCGGCTTTGCGAAATGGGAATTCAATCTCTCCATCTTGATCTCTCGCATACTTACGCGCAAACTCGACTGGCCGTGGTGCTTTGTAAATCTCACCGCCATTCACATAGACAGCTTCGGTAGGCATGGCTCTCACAGGTAATACCTCGCATCAGCAACAATGATGGTGTTCTCTGACAAATTGATGGTTTTGTCGGCGTATGGTTGGGCACCGGTTGAAGTTGAACCTCCGCCGCCACCAAACAGGCCGGTGCCAAGAAAGCCGCTGCCATCCTCCCAGTTCGACGTGAACCAGTACCCGGCTGCGTACATCCCCCACCCGGCAATGACGCTGCCGGTATTGACGCGATATGCCTGGTGGTACATCGCCCACCAGCAAGCCGTTGACCAGTGATCCTGACACCCGCCGTAGGTTGAGCACGACCGCTTGAAACCATACTTCTTGCGGCTATACACGGCCTGCGCAGTGCACGGCGCGGAGAACATCAGGTTGTCCTGCGTCACGGTGGCCGGCATGTCATACCGATTGCTCTTGTTGTTGCAGTTGAAATCAAAGTCCAGCGTGCTGTTGTTCCAACTGTAGCCGTCGTTGCTCTGTGGCGTTCCGCCATTACACGGCACGGCAGGCGGTACGACAGATTGCGCGTGGTAGATAGCCAGAGGCCGCAGTCGGCTATCGAATGCCAGCCTACCGTTGGGCAGGAATGTGGCAATTCCGTAACCCTGCCCGCTGGCTGGCATGGCTGATGGCAGCATGAATGCAAGGACAATGGGCGGCTGTGATGTTGCGCCGGTTTGCAGCACATCGACATACCATTGATTGCTAGAACTCCACTGGTTCAGGATGCCGTGACTTTCATCCATGGCCGTCGGCTTGATGAAGAACATCGGCGGGTCTGCCGGATTGCCGGTGATGGCATAACGATGAATGTGCCTGCCATTCAGCAAACTGTAGCCGCCGTAATTCGGCAACGATGTCAGGCCGCTGGCAATCGTGCTCACAAACTGCGCGGCGCCAGCGCAGTGCATGCACTCGAATTCACTGGAAATCAGCAAGTGCCCTACGGTGTTCTTGACCGTGATCCCGTGCATCATCGAGCCATCACGACAACCATTGTGCGAACATTGCCGCCGCTGGCTGTGATTGTGTTTCCGTTGCGAGTGCAGGTATGAATGATGGCCTCCTGATTACCCGGTGGAGAGTCAATGAATGCCCGCTGAATAATCACTTCTCCAATCAGCGAAAGCGCGTCGAACACATGCGACACGGCAGCGTTCGCTGGCGCGATGAATGACCCGACATAGCTCCACGTGGTCGATTGCGTGGAAAAGAATGTGTGGCCACTGGGAGTGAATAGCTGAATGCCAAATGCCGTCATAGCAGCCTGCCGATCTTCACCCGCAAAGTCCCGTTCTCGTCAAACACGTTGATCGTGTTGTTGGTCATGATGAGGGCGGCGTAGTTGCCGGTCGGGCTGACAATGGAAAAGCGGTCGGCCCGCACGATGAAGTCCGAGACGGTCGGACTCGATGCCAGCCCGAAGCCCGACACCCGGCCCGCCACATCCACGCGCAGCGTCCATTGCGCGTACAGCGTGCCGTCTGCGGCTGCCCGTACCTGCTGCTCCTGCGCGATTGCCGCCGCATTGGTGCCCACTTGCGCCTGAATCTGCGTCATGGTCGTGGTCATGGCCGCCACGTTGTTGGCTGTGGTGGTCTGCTGCGATTGCAGCAGGGCCAGATTGTTGTTCACCGACGAATACTGCGTGGTGATGGTCTGCTGGATGGCGTTGTCGGCATTAACGCGCTGAGTTGTCTCGGTGGAGATGGCCGCCTCGGCGGTTCCTACCCGCGTGCCCATGACATCCAGACGCGCCGACAGGGCGGTGTCTCCTTGAATGCGCTGATTGGTTTCCTGAATCAGTACCAGCTCGGCAGCTTCTAGACGGTCGAAAATACCGCCCGGTTTGTCGATCAGATCGACTCGCGCCTCAAGGTCGTGGAACAGCTTGGACTCGAACACCTGCGTATGCAGGTCGGACAGCGCCCGCGAAATCTCTCCCGGATCAAGCGCAGTACCGGCTTGGTAGTTGGCCGCTGGCAGATTGAGCGAACCTGACGTGGTCAGCCGGTCAAGTTCGCTGGCGGTGATGAACCGATTATCCTTGCTGCCAGAGAAGCCGTTGCGCACATTGAGGCCATCAACCACGGCTTGCAATACCTGCCGTGTGTTCTCGTCGGTAATGGCATCGAGGGCACCCAGCGGGATACCCGGAATGCCGGCATTGACGCCTGTACTCATAGGGATGACAACTCGCGGAAGGACTGCGCCACGCGCAATTCACGGAAGCGCCCGGTGCCGGCCAGTTTGAGGCGGTAGCGATCGGACTCGTAGCCACCCGGCAGGCGGAAGTTCTTGAGGCCTCCGGCCAGCGCCTCGGTGTGCTTCAACTGGTACTCGAAGGAGCCCGTGGTCGGGTTCTTCACGTAGGCCCACAGCTCCAGCGACCAGTTGCCCTCCACCAGTGCTTGCGCCACGCCGAAGTTCAGCGGGCGCGGTAGCACGCGCTCGGCAGATTGCCACGTGGCCGCAATGTCCGTACCGCCGTTGAACTGGTGCAGCGTGTTGCCGCTGGCGTAGTAGAACTGGTCTGACAGCGGACTGACGAAAGCGCACTGCGCGGCGAAGGTCGGCAGATCGGTCATGGTGCCGTCTGCCTCGTCGAAGCGGATCATGAACGGCGTGAAGGCGCCCGATGACGAGAACACCACCAGCCGTCCGTCCCACACGGCAAAGCGCATCGAGGACAGGCCGGCGCCGTAGCGTTGCCGCCAGACTTCGCGGGTAAAGAACTTCTGCCCCTGTATCAGACTGGCCGATGCGCCAGTCAGCGCCACCAGCCCGTCGTTGCTGGCGTACATCACCACGCCGTCGACCACGGCGATGGCCCACTTGCTTGAGCCAGCCTGATCGACGTTGATCTTGCTCACGGTCATGGAATCCGGCGAGACGCCAGACACCAGATGCGGATGGGAGCGTGTCGTCACCACGGCGCCGGAGCCATGCACGATGCCGCCGACGATGTTGGTCGGCAGCGTCTTGACGTACTTCGGTGGCCACGCCCACGGCTTGTAGGCTTCGGAGAAGTGCAGTTCGTTACCCATCCACGCGGCCAGGATGCCGTTGGGCAATTGCATCAACCCGGTCAGCGCCTGGTTGGGCGGGTAATACTCGGTCGATGACAGCGCCTCGTTGAGCATCTCGCCCTTCACGTTGTCCGTGAAGATGAAGGAGCCGGAGCCAGAGAGCACGCCCAGCGTGCCGACATAGAAGTAGTCGGCAATGGTCGAACCCGTGGGGGTGCGGTAGATGCGGATTTCCTTGATCGGCGCGTAACCGGTGATGGCGTCCTTCACGGCATTGACCGACACGCCGATGACCGGCGAAGTCGTCACGAGGCCGGGGGGGCTGGGCGGCCCTTCCTCGCCGTAGGTGTTCACGTAGGTATAGACGTAGGCCCGCGTTTCCTTGTCGGACTCCTTGACCGACATAGTCAGCGTCACTGTGTAGGTGGTCGTCGTGTCGCCCGCGTCCTTGGTCATGTCCAGGCTGTACAAGCCGCTGGCCGCGCCGTTGAATGACGAGTTGCCGGTATAGAGGTCGAAGATCTGCGAGTTGTCGCTTTTCCACGTGGCGGTCATGCGCAGCACCGGGAAGGCCGTGGCCGGGGTGCTGGCCGCAATGGCGGGCGGCGTGAAGCGGTACGTGTCGTCACCCTGCGCCGTGGGGGCGATGGCCTGCTCCTGATACTTGATCCCGCCGTACTCCCAGTGGAAACGGAACGTGATGTTCGCGTTCGAGGCATTGACCGGCGTAGGCGGCAGGGCAGACAGCACGGGCGCCACGGTCGGGCGTGGCACGCCCACCAGATAGGACGATGACGGCGCCCCGCCGTTGATGCGCGTACCCAGGCGATTGGCTACCTTGAACCCATTGTCACCGGTGTAGTACATCCGGTTCAACGTGTCATTGGCCAGCGGGGAGCGAACGGCATTCACGTCTGCCGTCCATGAGAAGAACGTCAGGCCGTCGTCGGTGTAGAGGCCAGCCGGTGTGTTGGTCAGCGAGAGGTAGGCCCACCCGCCTTTGGTGTTGCGCAGCTCGCCATAGGCAAAGTCGCAGTTCTGAGCGACGGTGGCATCACTGTCGCCCAACAGCGACTCAGGGATGCGCGGTCGCAGCCCGGAAAATCGGTTGAGTTTGAATCCGGCCATGATGCCCCCATTGATAATTGCTCAATTATGCGGACGTGCCAAGCGATTCGACGGCTAGGCGCGAAACTCCGGTGGAAGCTGCATGCGCTCACGCTCGCTGATGTAGCTGGCCTCGCAGTGGTTTTCCTCCCAGAAGAACAGCCCGTCGATGACGGCGATCAAAACGCGCCGTTCCTCGCGCCATGCGCGGCTGCTCAATGTCTCGTCGGCCCACCCGCCAATGACTGTGTTGGCAAGCTGGTCGATGGCGATCAGGATCTGCTTCATAGCCCCAGCTTCGACCGTTCGCCCCGGCCCCATTGCCGCACCGCTTCGATGTGCGCCCCAAACGCCAGCAGCGCATCTTGCTCACCGGGCTGAAAGGCATAGACTCCCAGCGCAGCGCCCACCCCGATGCGGGCGAAATACTGCTCGTCCTCGACCGAATACACGGCCCGGATGCGGCGCTGCATTTCCTCGGCGATCAACTGGCACGGACGGCTGACAGCCTTGATCTGTTCCTTCTCGGCATCCGTCAGCGTCACCGCCTGCCATCCGATGTCGGCATGCTGCTCTAGCATGGCCGCGCCATCCGGCACGAACACGTAATGCCAGCCGTTCAGTTCGGCCAGTTCGATGGCCTCATTGGTTTCGGTGTTGCGGAAGTACAGCGTGGTGCCGTCAGGCCCAGGCGTGGTAACTCGCTGGTATTTATGGATTGGCATGTCGGTTCCTCGCAGAAGGGATTTGAGAGATAAGCTCGGGCCGTTCGTCGCGGATACGGCGGCACATGTGAGCATGACTCGACGTGCGCAATGCGTTGCCGAGAATGCTGTTCAGGCTGGGTACATCGCACGCTTTCAGGCTGCGGCTGAATCGAAACAGGCTGTGCTTGCGCACGAACCGTCGCTTGCGCCACGTCCTGAACCCCACGAAATTGACGCCACGACTGACAGGTGCAATCGTCCAGCGAGAGAGCGTCAAGGCAAGATTGGCCGTCAGAAAGCCGATGATCGTGTCGCGCCGTTCTATGGCTTGCTCACGGGTATCGCACCACAGAATGAAGTCATCGACGTAGCGCACGTACTTCTTGATCTTCATCTCGCGCTTGACGAAGTGATCCAGCGGATCGAGGTAGATCAGCGCGTACAACTGCGACAGCAGATTGCCAATGGGCACGCCCAGCGCTCCCTTGCCGTCGTCGGCAAACTGCATCATCAGATCCACCAGGCGCTCGTCCTTGATCTTGCGTTCGATCAGCTTGCGCAAGATGTCGCGGTTGATGTTGTAGTAAAAGCGCCGGATGTCCAGTTGCAGCGTGAAGCTGTCGGCCTTGGCCTCGCGCAGATACTGCTGCGCCCGGTCGCTTGCCATGTGCGTGCCTTTGGCCACACGGCAGCCGTAGCTGTCGTGGATGAACACGCGGTCAAAGATCGGGTTCAGCAGCCCATAGATAGCGTGCTGCACCACCACGTCACGAAAAGCCGGTGCGCTGATCTGGCGCGGCTTGGGTTCCATGACCATGAAATGCCGGTACGGCTGCGGCTTGTAGGTGCCTGCATGCAGTTCCTTGTGCAGCGCCTGCAAGTTCGCGCCCAAGTCGCGCTCGAAGCGCATCACCGAGAACGTCTTGCGCTTGCCGCGCCGGCCTCGCTCATAGGCGGCATACAGCGCCTCCATCGAAAAGCACTGGTCAAACAGATTGCCGTGGCGTTTAGGCATGGCTGACATTCCCCGTGGGTACTAGAAAGCCATTCCCGGCAGATTTCGCCAAAAGGCTGGACGGAAAGCTCCCTATGTCTCCAGTTTTCCCATAGCGGGATGTCAGGGATGGAAACGTAGTCGCCGGCACGGAAGCCAACGTTGTTGTTGTCATTCGACCGGTTGTTGTTCCAATTGCGGTAGAGCACGCCCGCATTCGCTGCGTTGTTCCAGTTGGCCGCAGATAGAGCGAACAGGCACACATTTTCAAGCCTCCGCCCAATTCGCAGGTTTCAAGCTGCGAATCCATCCTCCGATCATCGCGCCAAGCTCATTGACGAGCACGGAAATGGCGGTGTATCGGCGTTGCGCTTCCGTGCAGCCACGGTCGCGCTTGTGATTGTGGAAGTCGTAATACCCCAACTCGAATGAAAGGTTAATCAGCATCCGAAGCTGCTCATGCCGCACGTCCAACTTGGTCAGGCTCGTCTTGTTGTGATACCGCTTCTGGCACTCGGCCAGCAGGGCATACACGTCATAGGCAGCCTGACGGATGGATTGGCAAAGGCCGTATTTCTCGTGCTTTGGAAAGTGATTCAGATGCACGTTGAGCAACAGAATCATCTCCCTGCACTTGCAGAGAATGGCGGCTTCGGGATGGGTGTGTGTCGTCATTGGTATTGAGGCGGGGCTGTCGCCCCGCCAACATGCTTACGATCCATAGGCGCCGGCACGGAAGCCAACGCTGCCGTTGCCACTCGACCGGTTGCCGCTCCAAAGGCGGCAGAACACGCCCGCATCCGCTGCGCTGCTCCAGGAGGCCGCAGAGCGAGCGAACAGGTTGGCGCGGTTGTACTGGTAGCAGCCGTCATTGCCGAACTGGCTGGTTCCCGTTGCGTCGGCGCCGCTGGTGGCGTTCTGAATGCCGCAGGCCGTGCGCTTCCAGCTAATACCACTGGTCGCTCCGCTGAACACCTGATTGCTGCCGCTGCCGAAGTACGTCCATCCGGTAGTGCTGCCCCACGGGAACAGCCCGGTTTCCAAGTTGTACTTGGTGGCCAGATTTGTCGTGTCGCCCCATGCGTCGTTTGTTCCGTTCCAGCCGTAGGTCAGGCTGGACAGGGCCACGCTGGTATTGAGGACGTAGGCGTTGCCGTCTGTCTTTTGCGTCGTGTCGGTGGCGCTGGTGCCAGCATTGGTGATGCCAAGCATGACCTGATACAAGGCGCCATTGAGGTCGGCCACACCGCATGACTGTCCGTTGTGCGTGGTCTTGGCAAACGGGCTGCCACTGCCGGTCTTTGGCTTGGCGCTCGAACCACTGTCGCCTGCCGTGGTGAAGGTGACGCCGGCATCGTTGGTGTCTGCCAGACTGCCGTTGTTGCAGCCCTTCGGGAAATTGTTGGTGGCGTCGTACCAGGCACAATAGGTCGTATTGCTGCTGGCCTGGGCGTGTGCCAGTGCCAGCAGAGAAAGCGCCGAGTACATGAACACCGAAGCCACGTTGAACGTGCCCACTCCCCGCGAACGGGCCAGCAACACAGCATCGGCATAGATGCCAGTGCATGAGCCTTCGCCGGTCGTCATACCGTTGGAGTTGGTGTAGGTGGCCGTGGTCGTCAGCGAGATCGGCACGCCATTGGCGACTGACTTGCAGCTCGTCGTGCCGTTCTTGCTGGCCAGATACTTGTCGATAAAGAAGCCAGATTTGTCGGCGCCGCCGTCCTTGAACGCCCGGTGCATGGCATATCCTGCCGTGTTGGCCGCTGCTTCTGTCGCGTAGGTGTCGATGCCCACGATGTCGATAGCGTTGGCGCCATAGGTGGCATAGCGCGGGCTGGCCGCGTTGCCGATGCGGTAGTAGAAACGCGGCACGAACACCATGATCGAGCCGTCGCTGTACTGGTAGTTGCCGTAATTGGCGCTGGCCTTGTCCGATGTGCCGGTCATGGCCGAGAACCCAGACGGCAATGTCCCGCTGTACTCGCCAACCCCGAAGCCCTGCCCGCCCTGTGTGCCGATCAGCCCTCCGAACGTCGCCTTGGTGACGAACGTCGTTCCCGTCGACCAGCTTGAGACGCCGTTGTTGGTGCCACGGTGGCGCACGCGCCAATAGTAGGTCTGGCTGGTGGAGAGGCCGGAAACCGTCCAGGTGGTCTTGTTGGTGGCGTCCGCGCTCGTGCTCTGCACGATGTTGGTGAAGCCGGAATCGGTCGCCAGTTGCCAGTCAGAGTTCAGGTGAGTGTCCGACAGGCCGAACCAGGCGAAAGCCGAACTGGTGAGCGTCACCGAACTGTTCTGGTCGGTGGCGCCATTGGTCGGCGTGCTGTTGGTGGGGGTTGAGACGCCAGCCGGTTGAATGGCAAGACTGAATGCGGTGGCCACATCATCCATGGTCACGGTCAGCGTGACCGTTTGCGCTGTGCTTGGCGCGGTGAAGCTGATCGTGTCGCCCGTGATGCTCACGCTGCCGGCGCTTACCTGCACCACGTAGCTGGAAAACACGTTGTAGTTGGTGATGGTGTATGACTTGGACTGGCTGACGTAGATCGTCGCATCACCCGACAGCGCCACTCCGACACCGCCTTGAATGGCGATATTGCCAGCGCCAAGGATGCTCTGCCCGTTGATGGTCTTGATGTTGGTGCCCGACACCAGATCCACCTGATATTGCGGGTGCGGGTCGCCTGCTGCTTCGTGGGCTGCAACAGCGGCGGCAGCCGTGCCGGTGTTTTCCTTGCCGTTCAGCGCCGTTTGCGTGGCCGTGCTGACGGGCTTGTTCGCGTCACTGGTGTTGTCGACGTTACCCAGCCCGACATCGTCCTTGGCGAGTGTCACGGCGCCAGTCTTGCCGGCCACACTCTGCACTGGCGCTGCCGCTGCGGCCTGCGCGGTAT